GAGGCGCAGGAGCGCGTGCCGGAGTTTGACCAAGGCGCAGCGCTGGTACTGGGCGTGGACATTGCCCGGTTCGGTGATGCCGAGACGGTGCTACGGTTCCGGCGAGGGCGCGATGCTTGCACAATCCCGGCGCAACGATATCGCGGCCTTGACACCATGCAGGTAGCAAATGTCGTGGCACAGACCATAGACGAGTGGTCCCCGGACGCGGTATTCATCGATGAGACGGGCGTGGGCGCGGGCGTCGTCGATCGATTGCGGCAGTTAGGCTATCGCGTCATCGGCGTCATGCTATCGGGTAAGGTGAAAGACCCAGTGCACTACGGCAGCCGGCGAATGGAGCTGTATGGCGCTTTCCGGGACTGGATCGCTGAGGGCGGATGCATCGGGAAAGATGGCGCCTTGTTTGAGCAGTTGAACCAACAAACATTTGACTATGACAATCTGGGCCGGTACATTCCGCTAATGGACAAGAACACCGCGCGCAAGCATGGTATTGCAAGTCCTGATGATTTAGATACACTTGCCCTGACGTTTGCGGAACCGGTCGCTCGTCGCGATGTTCGTAGGGGTGGCGGGCATGCGAAAACGGCTGTCAACGACTACCCTATTTTCGGTTGATAAGGACACTAATATGGCGATGCTATTTTCCAAACCGAAAGCCCCGCCAAAGCCCGATGCACCAACGCCTCCGCCACCTGTGCCAACGCTCGATAGCGCACGTCAAAATGTGCGCGAGCGCGATAGAAACAGAAAACGCCGTGGACGCGCAAGCACCATTTTAGCCGGCGATAGCACCACCGGTGGCGCAGTAACGACCGGTGCCGCCGCGTGATCGACTCGCGCGCAGCCGAGATAGTTGACACCCAGCAGCGCTTGTTCGCTGAGCGCGGTGTTCTCAATTCTCACCTTCAAGAGATCGCGGAATACGTCGATCCGGCGCGTGCTGAGTTTACGGGGAGAAAATCAGACGGCAGCAAGCGGACCGAGAAAATTTTTGACTCGACCGCGATCCTGGCAGCGCAACGGTTCGCCTCTGCCATTGACGGCATGGTGACGCCGCGCACCCAGAAATATCAGGGTCTTGTCGCCGTCGATCCAGTGGTCGATCGCATTCCGGCTGTCCGTATTTGGCTGGAAGGTTTGCGGGATTTGATATTCCGCATGCGCTATGCCCCGGCCTCCAATTTTGCGCAACAGGCCCATGAGGTCTATCACGGCATCGGCGTGTACGGCACCGCACCCATGTACGTCAGTAAGGTTCCCGGCATGGCAGCAGGGTTGCCGAATATGCGTTACCGGTCCCTGACGCTTGCCGAGTGCTTTATTGACCAGGATTTTACCGGCCGCGTGGACCGCATGCACCGTCGATTCGAGCTGGATGCCCGGCAAGCGGCCGGCCAGTTTGGCGAGGCGAATCTGCCGGAGAAAATTCGCGCGGCACTGGCGAAAAACGACACCAAGAAATTCGAGTTTGTGCACTGCACCAAGCCGAATATGGAAGTGGACAAGCGCCGCAAAGACTATCGCGGCATGGACTTTTCCAGCTACTACGTCTCAATAGATGAGAAAGCGATCGTGCAGGAGGGCGGATACCGGGTATTTCCATATGCCTGTCCGCGCCATATGACCACGGCGCGCGAGAAATACGGCCGCAGCCCGGCGATGCAGGTATTGCCCGACATCAAGATGCTCAACGAGATGGCGAAAACCATCATTCGTGCAGCGCACAAGCAAGTCGCACCTCCATTATTACTTCGTGACGATGGTGTTCTGTCGTCCTTCTCGACTCGCCCGGATGCGTTGAACTTCGGCGGCGTGGACATGCAAGGCCGTCCGCTGGTCACTGCATTGCAGACCAATGCGAACGTCGGGCTTGGCGTTGATATGATGGACCCCATCAAACGCACGATCAATGACGCTTTCCTGGTCACGCTGTTTCAAATTCTGGTCGAAACCCAGGAAATGACGGCAACCGAAGCGGCTATCCGCGCACAAGAAAAGGGCCAACTGCTTGCGCCGTCGATGGGCCGAATCCAGTCCGAGTTCTTGGGCCCGGTCACTGAAATCGAAATCGACGCACTATCCAGCTCCGGCATTTTGGAGTACATGCTTGGCCCAATGCCGCCAGAGCTGCGTGAAATCGGCGGCGAGTACGCCGTTATTTACGACAGCCCGCTGACTCAAGCACAAAATGCGAACGAAGGTGTTTCGATCCTACGCACGCTGGACAATGTGGCGACGGTGGCGCAAATCGACCCGCAAGCCGCAGCGGAAATCGTAAAAACTTTCAATCTGCCTGCGATTGCACGCGACTTTGCCCGTATCAACGGTATGTCTCAACGCCTGTTGCGCACAACTGAGGAAGTGGCCGCGATGCTTGAAGGCGAGCAGCAACAAGCGCAAATTGAACAACTCGCGACCGTGGCACCAGAAGCCGCGCGTGCGGCCAAAGACTTTGCACTGGCCGAGCAGATCGCTGGCCAAGCTACACGCACCGCAATACCTGGCGCTCAAATCCGGGCGGCATGATAATCAAGCTCGGGGGAGCCAATGCAGTTTCTTAGTCAAATAGAGCGCTGGATATTCAAATCACGCGCCTACAAGCGCCTATTCAACCTAGAAAGCCAAGATGCGCAGGTAGTTTTGAACGACTTGCGCAAATTCTGCGGCGCTGACCAGCCCTCGATTCGGGTGGCCAGCAATGGCGTCATTGATCCTTACGCTACGGCAGTGTCAGAAGGCCGTCGTGAAGTGTGGCTGCGAATCCAGGCGCAGCTTCAACTATCTGAAAACTCCCTGGCAAAATTGAAGGAACAAAGCGATGACTGACCAAACGACACCCCCGGAAGGGCAAGGTGGCCAAACGGCTGCCACGACAACGACTGGCGCCGCGGCGTCAACGACCACAGGCACGGATGCCCCATTTTACGAAAGCTTCACCAATCCCGAGCTGAAAACCTGGACCGGCGCCAAGGGCTTCAAGTCACCGGAGACGATGGCCGAGAGCCTACTGAACATGGAAAAACTCATGGGCGCTCCGAAAGACCGCCTGTTGAAACTACCCGAAAAGTCCGATGACCCCGAGTGGGGGAACGTGTTTGAAAAGCTGGGCCGGCCGAAAACTGCCGCCGAATACAACATCCCGCTGCCAGAAGGCGATCCAGGCGTGTTTGCTGGCAAGGCGAAAGAAGCCATGTTCAAGCACAACCTGACGGCCGACCAAGCCAAGGGCCTTGCCGAGTGGTGGAACGCGGAAGGAGCGGCCATGGAGGAGGCCAGCGAAAACGAGCTGGTGATGAAGTCGGACGCCGAGATGAGCCAGCTCAAGTCCGAGTGGGGCAGTCTCGCCACGGAAAAAGAAGCAATCGCCAGAGCCGCAGCAAAAGAGTTTTTCAATCTCGACGGCGATGCCATGACAGCGGTTGAGCGCTCGATGGGTAGCCGGGCTTTCATGGAAGCAATGGTGAAGATCGGTGAAAAGCTGGGAGAGGCAAAGTTCGTCACCGGCGATTCCGGCGAACAGGTCAACAGCAAGACCAAGGCATTGCAAGAAATCGAAACGCTGAAAAAGGACAAGGACTTCTACGCCGCGATGACCGACAAGAAGCACCTAAAGCACGCCGAGTCGGTTGCCCGATGGGACCAGTTGAACCAGTTGGCTTACGGCTGATAGCGACACGCAAAATAATTGTTGACAGGTTCATTTTTGTTTGCAATGCTTCACCCGCAACCAGCTTCCTCCCCTTAGCTGGATTGCACGCCGGGCTGTCCAACGCAGCCCGGCATTTTGGGGGAGACGTAGGCAAGTGGCGACACCCTTCTGACCGCCTCAAACGGGGCCGACAGTGCGCAGCGACAAGCGCAAAGAAGTTCGCCCCCGCAAGGGAAAGGCACTTCGATACGGAATAATCAATCCATTATCGAGGAATAAGCCAATGAGCATTAACTTGCCCACCCATTATGTGCAGCAGTACGCCAACACCATCTCGTTGTTGCTGCAACAAAAAAATTCACGCTTTGAATCCGCCGTAACCACCGGCAGCTATATCGGCAAACAAGCCAGTCCTGTCGATCAAATCGGCGCGATTGACATGCTGCCAGTCACCACCCGATTCGCTCCGATGGGCCGAGTCGATGCCGCACTGGATCGCCGCTGGGTATCGCCAAGCGACTTCGAGCTGCCACAGTTGATCGACTCCTTTGACAAGCTCCGCTTGCTCAATGATCCATCGTCTGCCTACCTGCAAAACGCAATCCAGGCTGCAAACCGCAAAAAAGATGACCTGATTTACGCAGCCTTCTTCGGCACCGCGAAAACCGGCGAAGTCGGCGGCACCTCGACGGCATTCGGTGCAACGCAGTTCGTCAGCGTCAACACGGGCGGCACCGCATCCAACCTCAATGTCGCCAAGCTCCGTGCCGGCAAACGAATCCTGATGGCAAACGAAGTAGACTTCGATGAAGATCAAGTGTACTGCGCCATCAGCTCGGTCGAACACGATTCTCTGTTGAACGAAATCCAAGTCGTTTCGACCGATTTCAACGACAAGCCGGTGCTGGTCGAAGGCCGCGTAACCCGCTTCTTGGGCATCAACTTCATCATCAGCGAGCGCATGACGACCGCAACCGATGACGCAGCCGGCACCTCGCGCCAAATCCCAATGTGGGCCAAATCTGGCATGCACTTGGGCACATGGAACGACATGCAGACCGATATCACCCAGCGCCGTGACCTGAGTGGCATGCCTTGGCAGGCTTACTTGGCGATGAGCATGGGTGCGACTCGTCTGGAAGAAAAGAAAATCGTCCGCATTTGGGCACGTTAATCGGTAACCTAACTGGAGAATTATCATGGCTGTTGAATTAGTTAAATCAGCCGCAATCACCAATGCCGATGCAACGCCGGTTGTTTTGAACAACCCAAGCGTCGAACGTGGTGTTTTGCGGGAAATGGTCGGTAGCGCAGAGCTGACATCCAGCGCATCCATTGCTTCCATTTTGCGACTTGCTCGTGTGCCATCCAACGCACGTATCTCTCGCATCCTTTTGTCCTGCGATGCCATTACATCGGCCGCCGGTGACGTTGGCGTGTACTACCCGCAGACCATCGCTGGTGTAGCAGGCGCCGTCATCGATGTGGACTTCTTCGCATCGGCTCAGTCATTGGCTGCTGCGTTGGTCCACACCGATGTCACGCACGAAGCTGATCCGGCAGATGCCGGCGTAGGCTACGGCCACGCCGATGTCGCGAAACCTCTCTGGGAAGCCCTGCAAATGACGGCTGATCCAGGCGGTTACTTTGATATCGCGGTCACACTGACGGCTGCTGCTACCGCCGCTGGAACGGTCGCCCTCAAAGCGCAGTTTTCACAATAATAAAGACGGGGCTGGCAACGGCCCCATCTTTTAGGAGAGCATCATGGCAGACCGTTTTTACAGCGTTGAGTTTGGCGCAAAAGCAAAGACCAGTGTAACCGAGTCGGCATCGACCACTGCTGGCAGCGACGTTGAGTTGCGTATCACCTACGACGCAACCAACAACAGCAAAACCGCCGCTATCAATGCAATCGAAGCAATTTACAATGCAATAGTCGAAGATACCTGGCCACCAGTTTAAGGAGTAGTTGGATATGAGCAGCACGCACAGCGTCCAATTACTTACGAACGGTTCTGCCACCAGCGCGCAAGCAAACTGGCCCGGCGGGAAAGGCGTGTTCGCCGTGAAGGCAACCGGCTATGGCACCGTGGCTTTGCAATACCAGCTACCTGATGGCGCAACCTGGGTGACGCCGACGGACGGCTCACTGGCTGCCGATGGTGGGGTCATATTCGAGCTTGGCCCCTGCCCGATTCGCGCCGCCGTTGCTACCGCCACTGCGGTTTACGCTTCCGCCACTCGAATCCCTGAGTAAATCATGGCCGGCTCACCGATTCGGCCCATCTGTCGCCCGATTGTTGGGCCTATTGTGCGCAGCATTAATTCGCTGGTTAATGCCGGAGCATTTTCTCCGACAGCGATATTCTCTGGCGGCAAAGTCGGCGCACTCTACGATAGCAAGGGCTGGCAGAATACATCATCGCCCACGGGCCTATGGCAAGACTCAGGCCGTACAACGCCGGTCACTGGATTAGGCCAGCCGGTCGGTGCGATTGACGACTCAAGTGGAAATGGCTTTCACCTGATTCAAGCTACTTCGATCAACCGAGGCACCTTTGCGGGTACGCCTTCCACGTTTGGTTCAAACCTTGTCAGCAATGGCGATTTTGCATCTGGCACCGGATGGACAACTGGCACAGGCTGGTCGATTGCTGCCGGTGTTGCATCGCACACGGGCGCTACTGGCAACCTCGATACGACCGTAGCTTTTGCAGCTAACAAGCTTTATCGAGTGACATACACGATAAGCAACTGGGTATCGGGACAAATTGCGGTGCAGTTTGTTGGTGGCAGCACAGTGTCCGCCACTTATCGGAACGCGAACGGTACTTACGTTCAATACCTGCGCGCCGAGACAAGTAATGTCACTTTGCGATTCCAATCATTTGCCATTTTCCAGATGGATATTGACAATGTAATTGTAGAAGAAGTCACTGCCTATGCTGCTCCTTATGGGGTATTCGTTGACGGCGTTGACGACGTGTATGCACAGGCAGGTACTTTCACGCTCCAAGTGCCAGTCTATGCCTTGGTTGTCGCTACGAAGTACATTGCTAGCAATAACGCGATATTAAGCGCAAGGCTCGACGGTTCCAATTTATTCCAACTAAGAAATTCAAATTCAGGCACGGGTTCTGGCGCATCCAATCTATTCTCCACGGCAAGGGGCGCTTCATCAACAACAGCCATCGCCAGCGAATGGCCTCTAGATCAGGCTGCTGTACTGGACTCTTTAGCAATAATCGGTACGACAGATCACCAAGTAAACAACAACGCGCCGAACACGGCAGCGAATACTTGGACAGCGCCGGACACGGTGGCCGCTATGAAGATGCAGATAGCAACCGCAACATTCAACCCGATTAATACCACTCTTTTCTTCGGAGGGATGCTGGTTGTTGCCAACCCCGGAGCAACAGATCGAGCAAAACTGAAAACCTACTTTGGCGCTGTTGCAGGGCTGACCCTATGACCATACCCGCCGAGCTGTCTGCTGTTATGCCGAAATACGGCATTACCTCTCCTTTGCGTAAG